GCAGTAGTTGCAGTAGTAGCAGTTGAAGCATTACCTGTTAAATCTCCAGTAAAATCAGGAGCTGTTACCGTGTGAGAAAAATCAAATTCATCATTAGTCGCATCCCAAAGCATTGTTGCATCTGTAGTTGAATTAACTGCATCTTGTATTGTTATACCTGAGCCATCTGCAGTACTTGAAGTATCATTAGAGGCGTGATAATTTAATACTATGTTATTATCTTCTACCTGTAAAGTAGCTGTATTTAAAGTTGTAGTATCTCCCTGTACAGTTAAATCACCAGTAAGTGTAAGATTTGCACCTTGTGCTGTACCTGTAAATGTAGGAGCAGTTAATGTCTTATTGGTAAGAGTTTCTGTCCCTGTTAAAGAAACAAAGCTATCTCCTTGTAAGGCTGTATTAAATTCTGTTAGCGTACCTGTTAAAGTGTTAGAGTCTAAGTCTATAGTTTTATTAGTAAGTGTTTGTGTGCCTGTAAGAGTTACTACTGTAGAATCAATAGCTATATCATCTGCATTAGCATCTATACCTGTACCACCAACTACATCTAAAGTAACTTCTCCTGAAAAGCCTCCACCAGTAAGACCAGCTCCTGCTATAATTTCATGAATGTTTCCTGTTTCGTCCGTTTCCGATGACAAGGTAGGAGATACCTGTGTAAATTCTTGTTCGTATACAATACCATTTCTTTTTTCTTGTTTTATCAACTTGCCTTTCTCAAGAAAAGAAACTGTTTCACCCTCTCTTATATTTGAATTAGATGGACGGACTCTAAAGAAAGAGTCAATGTTGTTGACTAAGTGTTTGCCAGATTTAGGCATTATGAGGCTCTCTTATATTTTACTCTGTATTCTATCGTAATATCGTTTATAGTTAATTCGTTTGTAGTGTCTGCTCCCTGTAGTCTTAATTGTATAGATTCGCAATCTTGGTTTACTGTATATACTAATGTTTTGTACGAAGAAGAATCTATGTCGACTGTTTCTGTTGTAGTAAAAGAACTAGGATTTCCGTTTAAAGAAGTTTTCAATACAATTCCTGCGCTAGAGCCGTCATCTTTTGCAGTAACATATACCTTGTATATTTTTTTAATTTTACCAGGTTCTCCAAAATTAATATCTTTCGTTGTTATATCTAAAAAAGAACCTCCTAATTCTCCAGAAGACAGGCTTCTTATTGATTTATCGTTTCCTGAGTGCGCATATTCAGAAAAAAACATACCACCAACTGTTGAAACTAAGTTTGACATACCTTTCATTCCATCTACGCTAACAACATTTTGTCTGTTCTGAAAAAATATAGATTTAGTATTAAAATCATATACCATAAAAGCATTAGTCCCATCTGTGCCAGATTCTGTATTTTGAAAAACAACAAGCTGTTTATTTATATTGTTATATCCTATAGAAGGAATTTTTCCTAAAGTAAAAGAGTTCCAATTCTCATCATCTAACTTTAATGTTAATTCAATAGGCGCTTCTCCGTTAAATAAATAAACTCCATATTCATTTGTCCAACATACACCAAATGCTGTTTTTACAATAGCTTCAGGATGTTTACAACCCATACCTTCATACTCTGCTTCTAAGTACCATCCAGCATCAGAGCTTGATGATACATTAATAATATATAGTTTGTTTTGCTTGAATGCTAAAATTCTATTACCTACACTTGATAGCGCATTAAAAGAATCTCCGTCATTTATACCTATGTCTAAAAAGAAAGAAGTAGGAAATGTTTTAAATCTATTTACAGGGGTGTAATATATTCTATCATCAAAAATTTCATCATCTATTCTAACATTACAAACCCAAGCTCTTCTAGAACATACAGCTGCCCCTTTAAAGCCTCCGATAGTTCCAAAGCCTAATCTGTCTTCATCTTGAGAATATCCATTGATACTTTCATATGTATCTAAAGCAGGAGATTCTGCGTCTATACCCGTTACTTCAGATGTGTTTGTTCCGCTTCCAGCATCATAAGTTCCTGTATTACTCCAAGCTACGTATTCGTCAAAAAGATTAGTTCTAACTCCTCTTTCGTAATCTACGTCAAGTAAAAGCTGATACCTTTCATTGCTGTTTTGAGCTCTTACATATACTCTTACACCTTTTTCGCTTTCTCTGAATGCATTGGTTGTATTAATTTTAAAGCCTATGTCTTCGAAAAACTGACCAGCAGTTAAGGTGCAAGTATGAGGACTAGAAAATACATGAGGAAGAGTTTCATCTCCTGTATAATCTACAAAAGTATATGTAAATTCATATGTATCTGCTTCCCAACCTCCGCCTGATGCTCCTTTGTCATATATAAATTCAAACTCTCCATCTAAATTCAAAGTTGCAGAAAAAGAATCTGCGTCAGCAAAGTTTGCAAGATTAGTTGACGTATCTGAGACCTTAGCAGAGCCTGAAATAAATTTAGCTACACTCTCACCAAATCTGTCTTTTGTAACAAACTGTAAAACTTTAGGATTGCTATTAGCGGTACCAGAAACAACTTTTTTATCTGACACATATAAGCTTCCATCAACAAAATAATATACAGGTTCTACATTTGTAGAGCCACCTAAAGCTATTTGGTTATCAGTTCCTTGGTGTGTAAAATTGCCTGTAGCATTATATGCTCTTGTATAGAATTTTATATTAGTTCCGTCTGGATATGCCAATACTTCTACTGAAGATTCATAATCTTCTCTAGCTCCAGTTGTTCTGCCAATATCATATTGTGAATTGAAAGAGAATAAACCATTACCTCTTGCTGCATGATTCAAAGAGGTTGAACCAGATACGATATCTGTAGGAAATTTAGCTGTTCTTATTAGTCCTGGAACATTAACAAGGGCATTTGTCATCCCTGCTAGCTCATTTAGCGCAATATCCCTAGGAGAGGACTTGGTATTAAGTCCTCCGCTAAAGTCATTTAATGTTAGCATTTGTTTAGGCACTTAACAGCCTCCGCATCCACATTCGCAGTTCATATCTTTTCTCCTTATTTTTTATCTAATGCTTTTTTTACTTCTGCCCATAGTTTGTCATCTAGTTTGTTAGATGATTTAGCTACAAGCCAATCTCCTAGGTGCATAATGATAGCTTTAATAAGCTTCTCTGTACCTAAACTTGTAAGAACTTTACCTAATATTGGTCCCATAATTCCTCCTGTTTACCATTTAACTTTATCTGCCCAATATGCAGCAGACATCTTTCCTTTGGCAATATTTCTTCTATGTCTTGCCTTAAAACTTTTTCTTCTAGCTTTTTGTCTAGCAGATTCACCAGCTTTTGGTTTACCTGCAGTCTTAACGCCTTGTTGACCAAAGCGTATAGTTTTAACTTTACTTCCTTCTTTAGCTACAACAATGTGTGATTTTTTAGGATGGCTAGGTGTTCGTTTAGGTTTATTATAACCAGATACACCAGCTCTAGCTAATCTAGGGTCTCTTTTACTTTTAGTACTTTTCTTTTTTGCTGGCATTATTGACCTATTTCTTTTCTAAGACTATTTAAAATTTCATCTTCTCTAAATTTCATAGACAAATCAGCTTCAAATCGTTTTACTTCTACTCCATATTCAAAGACGATTATAGTAGGAACAACTTTAATATCCCATTCTTTTTGAATAACTGCACCTATTTCTTTATTAGAAATGTCTAAATATCCAGTATAACATTTTTCTATTTTTTCTAATGCTACTTTGTTTTGCCAGTTCCAAGAAGCGTTGACTTCTATGATTGCACAAAACTCATTTTTCATTAATTGAATTTCTTGAAAAGTATCTAAATTAGTTGACTGTGAGTGCAACCAAGATGATACAGAGCAAAAAGTTAATACCAAGTATGATAAAAATCTGTTGTTCATCTGTAAACCTCATTACTTATTATTCATATTTAGTAGAGTTTCATTAATACTTCTTGTGTCTTCTTTAATATCGTCCACCTTGTCTTCTAATTTTTCTACCTTTTCTTCAGTATTCAAAATAGAATTACGAATCATTTGGTCTTTTAAGTCGTATTCTGTTCTGCTAATTGGTGGTTCTGGTAATTTTTTAGCTTCTTCAATTTCTGCTTGTAAATTAAACCATAACCCAACAACCATAAATATTGTAACTGCTATACTGATAAGCGTTTCAATACTAAGTGTGAATTTGCTGTCTTTTCCTAGTTCCATTATTGCCCCTTTATCTCATGTCCACTGGAGCTATCGCTCTAGTGCCACCCACTTTATCGTTCTTTTTCATTCCATATCTACGTACAGCTTCTTTATAGTTAGCCATACATTGTTGTGCAGACGCCATTTTAATCTGAGCAAGACCTGGGTCTTTTGCTCTAGCTGCTGCGTCCATCAAAGCTTTTGATTTAACATAATCTATTAATGCTGGTTGTAATACGTTGTCAATATCTATTGTACCAGTAATGCTTGTTAGTTTATCTGGTTCTGCATAATAAGATATAATAAGACCATCAGTAATAGTATTTCCAGAACCTAAGCTTACTGCTTTAAGCTGACCTTTATCAGTTTCGTTTGTTCCTCCGTCTCCTTCTGTGGTAGCAATAGCAAGCCTATCTCCTTCTATCCACCATACAAAAGTATCGCTAGGGTCTTTATACGTACTACTTACTGCCGCCATTATACCTCCGTCCAGCTAGTATTAGATGATGTACTTGATTCATTGTAGAATTGTTTTATTTCTCCATTTGATAATCTAGGAATCTTAATGTATTCTCCATCTGAATTTAATATCGTACATCTAAATAACTTGTTTACTGTTATTGCTTCATCGTCATCTAACGCATACCATAATTGATTATGCTTTAAATCTGTTTTTGCATTCTCTATTTGATTGGTGTATCTACCCATATCAATTAATGCTTCGTTAATTAAGTTTAGTACATAGTTCTCTGAAACATCAGGAACTGCTTGTAGCACCCTACTATATATTTCTTTACCTGTAAATTCTATTGCAGCCATTATCTTGCCTCTCTACCGTCTTTAATTGTTTCTGATTCTATTTTATCTACACTTATTAATTGTAATGCTTCTTGAAACTGAGCATTAACCATTTGATATTGTGTTGTGTACCAATCATACTCTCTACTATCAACTGCCAACCTAAGATTTACTTCAGTTCCATATCCTTGAACAATATTAATTTTAGATTGTATTTCAGTCGCATATCCTTGAGCAGCTGCTATATAAGAACCAGCAACTGTTCCTTGAGCACTTACTTGACCAAGTCTTGAAGCAACTTCTGCTCCATATGTACTCACTTCATTTGCTCTAGCTTGTGCTTCTGCTAAAAATGAATTACCAGCGTTAATTCTTGCTTGTGCTTCTTGGTAATAGCTTTGCTGTATTGCAATAGCAGATTGATACTCAGCTATTTTTTGTTGTAAGTTTTGAGAATATTCTTGTATTTCTTTATTTATATTGTTTTGATATAAATTTATTTCTTGTAAAAACTTTGCTACTAAGTCATCATTGTTCGAAATCGTTGCTGCCATAGTTTGTGCTGCGTTTTGCAAAGCTAAAGCTTGGTCAGCCGCTTTGTTAGCTAAGTCAACCTGAGTTGCTTGCTGTGCTTCTTGTTGAGCATCTCTTGCATTTATTTCTGCTTGAGTTATTGCTTTTCTTAAATCAGAATTATGTTTTGCAAGCTCTGCTTGAATATTTGCTTCATATCTTTGATTTAGCTGATTAAATTTATTTAATTCATTTTGTATATCAGCTTGATATTCTCCTAACTCATTATTTAATCTACCAAGTTGTAACTGTGCTAATTCTGTGTCTTCATCTGTTTCTAAAAATGTTTCAAATTGTGTAATATCAAAAGTTTGTGTTGGCTTAGTATAGCTAGGCACATCTCCAGATATATCTGCTTTAGCTACAGCGTCAACAGTAATTGCACTAACATCAGATGCAGATGCGTCTGCATTAGTTGCAGCTGAATAGCTTACAGTTCCTAGACTTGGAGCACTAGGAGCAGAAGAAGAAATACTTAAATCAGATATAGATAAAGCACTAACTGCCGCACTTCTAGCTGCTGATATTGGAGAAGTTGCAGTTCCTGTTACTTCTACTGCTACCTCATCATACTCATCATTAGCCAACCCTATTGCAGTATTAATTTTATCTGCTGCTGTTTTCATAGCAGCTAAAGCTGTATCTACGTTTGCATCTACATTAATAGCCATTTCTGCTATCTCTGTAATAGCTGCATTTACTTGAGTGTTAATCAAGTCAGCTACTGCTTGAGTTTCACCCATTTCAGTATTTATAGCTGTTAAACCAGTGGTTATGTCTGCGTTACCATGTTTTGCATTCATAAGTCTCATTAAGGCATTTCTTGAGGCATATAACACTACTGCATTTGTTGCTTCTTTTGGAAAATTATCTATAGTATCATCAGTAATAGTAATCGTAAAATCTTCGTTAATCTTTATAAGTTTACTATCGTTTGAAGAAGCACTTGCTGGTAATGTATAAACTCTTTTATTTTCTAAATAATATACTGGGTCGGAACTAGTAGCAAATTCCATATAATTTGAATCTTGTGCCATTCCAGACTTACTTGCGTGTATGTGTCTACAAGGCATTAATCTATCACTATTATTTTCATCTTTTCTTAAAACGTGTAATATCTTACTATCTTCTACACCTTGAAAATTTGTAAATTCTTGTATTTCAGACATTCTATCTAGTTTAGACATAGGTAAAACATCAATGATTTCTCTAGCACCAGCAAGTAACCAGTCTGCTATAGCAACATCATCAGTGCTACCAAAGCCTGTTAGATTGTCTATTCTTGTTTTAAAATCAGCCATTATCCTTGTCCTCTACTTCTTTTTATATAATGCTTACTACTTAATTTATTACCATACTTAGTATTATTGCTTTGACCTTGTCTTGTCTTTTTTTTACCATTAGTATGTCTAACTTGTTGAGTTCCAAAACCTGTTCTTTGCATTATCCTCTTCTCGCTTTTCTACTTCTTTTAGCAAAAGTAGCAACATTTGTTGGTTTTCCACCAACTCCTTGCGCTCTTGCTCTTTTTCTTTTTACCGCACTTCTTTTCTGTGATTCACTCATCGTTCTAGCTTTAGCCGCTGGAACACATTTAGGGTATTTTCTTTTACTACCCTTGGCAGACTTACGACCACATTTTTGATATTTGCCTTTCTTTTTCTTAGAACCAATATCAACCCAGTCTTCTCTAAACCACTTTCTAAGTCCACCTTGATATGCCATTAATATGTACCACCACGTTTTTTGTATGTTTTTACTAACCACGCATTTGCATACGCAGAAGGATATACACTAAACTTTCTTTTCGCTTCAGACTTCACTCTTGAATATAGAGATTTGTTCTTTGGCGTTGGGCTACCTTTTTTTCTAGTAGTCTTTTTTTTAGTAGACTTTTTTCTTGGCATTTTTCATCTTCTTTCCAGTTTTTTTAGCATAAGCTTTTGCTTTTTTCTTCCCAGCTTTTGTATATGAAAACTTTTTCTTTCCTACCATTGGCATTACATTACCCTTATTCCCTTCCCACTTGGTGTGGGTTTTGCATTCTTTTTACTTTCTTGCATTTTTTTAATACCATCGTCCATAGACATATGGTTTATATCAATCAAGTCTTTTCTAATTGCTGTTGCCATAGGGTTTCCCTCTCTGATAACAAAATTAGTATTCCATTTACTAGGAGCTGCTCTGAGCCCACATGAAGGACAATTAAAGTATCCTTCTGGATTAGGCTCACTACAATGTTGACAGTTAGCCATTATCCTTTGTGAACTATAATATATGCAATTCTACCTCTGTCAAGCTCTACAGCTTGTATATCTATAATTGCTCCAGTAGAATCATCTAGTGTTTCAATATAGTCTGTAATTTCTTTAGCTAAAGAACCAGACACAGAATCTGCATCAGGGCTTAAATTCCCAATAATAATTTTAGTTACTACGTTATAATTTGCCATTTTATCTCCTATTATTTAAAATTCTTTATAGGTTTCGGAGTGGGACCTGCCCACTCCATAGTACCTAATAACTATATTATGATGTGGTTACCGCTCCATCTACAGCTGTCATACCGTTGACGTACCATTTTGTACCATCACATACGATGTCAAGATGGTCACCTTCATCAGAAGTTGTTCCAAAAATTACATTTGAAACTCCTGTCGCGCCAGCTGAACCTGGTGCATCGTCTGATGTGTCAACTTCTCCTTCGACAACTTTACCAAAAATAATTGCTGAGCCAGCTGCGATAGTGACTGCTGCATTTGGTGAGTCTTCGAAGATAAGTTTGTACTGAGTACCAACTTCTAAAGTTGTAGGAAGTGTAATGGAGTATGCACTACCAGCATTAGCAACAACAAAAATCTTGCCGCTATCAGAAACTGCATCTAAAGTCTTAGCTGCAGAAATCTTTTCTACTGGTAATAAATATCCACCATTACCACTATTTTTTTCTAGTATACTACCTCTTGCCATTTTATAATCCCTCCACGTTATATAGAGCGTGACATTCTGGAAGTGTAACTTCTAGACCAGCTTCAGTAAGAATCATGTCTTTTCTCAAATCTTCATCCGCATTTTGTACGTTTGTCATAATTTGAGTGTCACGATTAATACCGTTTCCAACTAATGGTCTGTATGCCAATTTAGACATATCAGCCATAAGCATGAAGCCGCTAGCAATTCCTCTAAATAGAGGTTCTTTCACTAAGTACATAGAACCGTGTACAGTGTTGATTTCCATTAGATTGTGTCCAAAAGAACCTTGTACATTGTTCATATTTACTCTGAATGGAGATGATGATTGACCTACAGAAGCATCAATGAAAGCACCGTCGCCCATTTTGTTGAAGAATGTAATTACTGGCAATGAAGCTAATACAAGTCTTTCACTTGAACCGCCTCTTGCTGGGTCAAAAATAACCTCTAAGTCAGCAAGTAATCTATCATAGGTTAATTCAGCCTGAGTTACACTTCTGTAATAAGGCGCACCTGATGAATATGAAAATGCTGAGTTGTCAGTTACTGGAGCAACATTTTTTACAATGTGTCCAACAAGACCTTCAGTATATTGTACTCCGTTAACACGAGCTTTTTGACCGAAAAGCATAGCTCTTTCGATGTCTACTTTGTGTTCACGTAATTTTTGAGCCCAAATTCTTTCGAACTCATTTGAATAGCCACGGTATCTTGTAGCTATTGCTGTGTTTGTTAATTCACAAGCTGTTTTAAAGATTTGAGTATAACCAAAATCATCTTCTAGTGTATCTGAGAAAGTATCAGGTGAACCTGTTCCTTCTTCAAAAGAAGTACCTACAATTTGTGCTTCATCATTATCTGATAAAACATTGTAGCCACTAATGCTAGAATTTGATAGTTCAACAATTCTACCTGAGAAGGTAGAGTTTGCTGCTTGAACGTTTGGTGCAGACTCAACTCTAACTAATGCTTGTCCATAACCGTTTGTGTCATCCACAGTTTTTACAGCTATTACCATTCCTTTGGTAATAAACCCTGGTGCAGCACCAGCGCCGTCATCTACAGTAAAATCATAAAGATTTCCTGCAGTTACGCCACTGCCGCCGTTTACGTCGGCTGCTAAGCTAAAGTTACGTGCTGTGTAGTTTGTGACAGTTCTATTTTCAAGATATCTGAAAATATTATCGTCAGTAGCTACTTTGGCAACTTGACTTAGATAGACGAAAAAAGGTGACTCCTCTGGCATAAGTTCTGCAACTCTATCAGAGAAATCATACAGCTTTCTTTGGTCTGGAGCCTGTCCGTATCCAGCGCTTGTTGAAGCTGCTGTAATTTGTGATGACTTTAGTTGTCCTTTGTTAAAAGCCATTTTAACTCCTAGTTAGTTTTAGCTATCTTACCTATTCTTCCAGCGCTCATAACTCTATCCCATACTTGGTCTGCTTCAGATTTTTGTGGTTGTTGACCACCTTGAAGTACACCAGCTGGTTTAGGAATTGATTTTGTTTTTCTGACTGTTTCCAAGTTTTCACTTTGTTGTACACTCTTGCCCTCATTTTCTTTCCACACTTTAATAAGTGTTTCAATAGGAAGGTTGGCTTTTGGTGTTGTAGCAAATTGTAAAAACTTTTCTGCGTCATCTGCACCTAAATTGTGCTTACTTACCAATTCTGTTTTTAGGTTATTCATCGCCATCTGACCTTGTAGTTTAGCTAGTTCGTTATCTACTGTTTCATGTACAAGCTTTTTCTCTTGACTTACTCTAAATTTGTAAGATTCAGATTCTGGCTTGTAGTAGGCGTCCCAAGGGTCAAAGTTATCTGGGGTTGTACTTCCCTCCATACCTTTGTCCTCAACTGATTCTCCAGAAAGACTTTTCTCAATGACGTTGACTAATTCTGGTTTTTCAGATAAGACTTGTCTTAACTGCATCAAATCACTACTGTCTTGTTTTAAGTTTTCGTGCTCTGCAACCTTTTTGTCATACATTGATTGAAACTTTTTAGCTTCTGTTTCCCAGTCTATAGATTCAGATGCTTCCACACCTTCTTCTAGGGTCTCCTCTTGAAATGAAACTTCTTGTTCCACTGTAGATTCAACAATTGGGTCTTGCTGTTCAACCTGTTGTTGTTCTTGTTCTTGTGCCATATTTTTTTTCTCCTAACCCTGATTTAGTCCTAAGACTCTGAACCAGGCTCGTTATTTTTTTCTTCCTCCATAGAAGATTGCATTTGGTCAATAATGTTTCCTAGTTGCATTACCTTTTCTTTTTCTTTAACTTTAGCGGAAGAAGTAATCTCACTTAAATTAGATTTAAACTTCTCAACTTCTGTTCGTTTTCTAGCAGAAACCTGCTCACGTTCAGATGTTTGTAAGTCACCGCTTAGTTTCTTAACTTGATTTTCAAGCTGTGTAATATACTGTTGCATTTGTGCCATACGCCCTTTTCTCTGAAGGACACCTTCTTTGTCAAAGATTTCAGTTTTCTTTAAAACCTCGACATCATCTACCAGTCCAAGTTTATACGCATCAAGATACATATTGTATTCGGATACCTTGTTGCTAGGCAAAGTTGAACCTGATATAATACGAATGTCATGTTGACCAAGTTGAATATCATTCTGTATGGTTAACAATTCATTTCGTTTATCATCGTACATTCTCATGTTTACTGAAAATTCAGTAATATCATTATTTGGTTGTACAATTCTAAATGTTTTTGCAAATTTGTAATGGTCTTTAGCTAAGTTGTAAACAACTTGACCAACCATAGCTAAACTTGCTTCAATATCTCTTAACTTTGATTTACCTCTTGATTCTCCCATTTCTGATAAAAGCATTGTACCTCTAACAGACTCAGGAGCGCTATCTTTAAATCCTTGTAATAGCTCAGGTATACCAAAGTTTAAATCTATATATTTTTCTACCCTATCAATTAAATAATAAAACTCACTAGTTAAGGGAGCTGGTTGTGGGTAATGTGGCTCACCAAATTCTGGATTATATTCAATAACCGCATTTGGATTAGCCCAATCTTTTTCTAACTGACTAACACTATCAACACTACCCTCTGGAATTAAAAGTTTTAATCCAGCAGCAGATTGAGCGTGTGACAAGGTTAGAGAAAATAACTTATTTAAAAGTCTTTGTGAATCTTTAACCTTGTTCACATCTGATTTTGGATAGGGAGTATTAGTCCAAATGTTTGTAAATGGAACAATTGGATATATATCAGTGTTTAGAATACGCTCATAAAGTAAAGTATCTCCAATGCTACTGCATTGAGCAATTCTTGTTTGCATAATTTCTTCTATTTCTATAGCACCTCTTTGTACAGCTGCTATTGTTTCTTCGTCTTCTATAATAATATTATAGGTATCAGGGTCTATAATTTTTTCACTTCCATCTATAGTATTAAATATTCTATAGAAAGGAACTTTTATCTTGTAAAATCTATCAAGTATTTGATATTTTTGATTTACATTATAATCTAAGTCTTTTGCTTCAGCAGGAGTTAAAACATTATTACTGTTTTTTAAATTAGATGTTGGATAATCTTCTCCATACAAAGAATTTACTCCAACTTCTATATCATCAATAAACTCTTCCATTTGAGGATATAGGTCTAAAACTTGCTGCCTGGTTAAAAAGGTAGACAATATCATTCCTGATGCATCATTAAAAAATCTATCTCTTGATGCTGGGTCTACATATACTCTAAAAGGGTCTACGTGCGTATACTTAACTTCACCTCTTCCATAATCTGCTTCAGGGTCAACGTATACATACATATATCCCAGTCCAGTAACAGCATAATCGTGAACAACTTGCTTAAAAGTACTATCTCCATTTGAGATATCCCAAACATATTCAAGTATTGTTCTCCAAACATTAGCTAGTTTGTTATCTGAGTCTTCTCTTGCAATAACAGAAAATCTTGCAGGTCTTGCTGTAAGCAATGATTTTAATTTATCAACAGCAGCATATACTCTATCAATAACAAAGTCAGCTTGCCCTACTGATTTTAGTGCATCTGATTCTTCATTACTATAATGATTTCCTAGAGTAAAATCTACTGCATTTCTTGCTTCAGCGTCCCATTGTTCTCTTGCGTCTCTCCAACGCCTAAACAATTCTTTTGAAATCTGAGGCTTTGATTTGTTTTCGTCGTAATTAGCCATAAACTCCCAATTCAGTTTTTAGTCTAAAAATAACTAATTTTATCTCTTAAAGTCAAGTAAAATTTATATTTTTTGTCCAGTAACCCAATTTATGACTCTTTTAGCCTTACTTTCTTCTATTGTAGTTATTCTGTCTTCTAGTTTATCTGCGTCGATTGCAGAGCTTTTTGGAGGTTTTGCTGTAGTGACGGCATACCAAAGTCCGTCTAGAAGGTCATCGTTCCTGCCTTTTGGAAATTCAAACATCTCATCTATTAAGTTTGCATGTTCTTTTTTAATGAACATTTTTCTTCGATTAACAATAGGACAAAGCAATGCTTCTAGCCTATCTTCTTTTTTGATACCAGCAGGAGGTCTAACGCCTTGAGATAATCCAGGAGCTAGTTTTCTATCCTTGCCAGCAAGTTGATTTACATAATCTTTTACCAGTCCTTGAGCACCAACCTTTTCTACGTTGACTCTTCTAACTGGATGATACTCTTTTGCCATATCTACAATTTTTTTTGGCATATCATATAAAGGTGAATGTTCTCTATAATAATCTACAACATATATGTTTCTATCGCTATCAATAGCAATAACCATAATTACCTGATAGTCGCTTCTAGCATTTGCTTCATAAGCTAGGTCAACTCCTAGGTATACATTTACAGGTATTGCAGTCTCATCAACCATCATATAGTTAAATCCGTTTCTTTCAACAAGATTACCTTGGTAATAATTTAATCTATCTATATGAAATTTAGCACTTTCTAAGTCCCTAGCTTCGTTCAAATACTCTTGAGCAAACTTATGTACTAATCCCATTTCAGTAAACCTTCTTCTAATATCCATTAGCTTTTGCTTGGTAAAGTAGCTAGGCCATAAAGGAGTGTCTTCTACTATAGCTTTTTTATATAACACGTTCCAAGCAGACTTTCTATTCTCTTTTTCTGCTTGCAAGTATCCATCGTATACTCCTTGTAAAAAAGAATCGTAATGTACTATTGTTCCAATAAGCCATATAGAACCTTCGTTTTCTTTAGAGTTTTCTAAAGCAGGCTCTACTGTTGACATTACCCATTCTTTAATCTCTCTTCTTCTTTCTGGTGTTTTTGTATTTAACTCAGATTCAAAGTCATCAAGAATAATATTTGTATATCTTAGTCCTAATTGAGAACGACCACGTAAACGTTGAGATGTACCTTTTGCTATAATTCTATCTCCTCTAGCAGTAGTAAACTCTTTTTCTGTCCACTTACTTCCTTTTAAATCTCCAAAGTAATATTGTAAAGCAGGATTTATATCTATGTGATTTTGTATGTATTTAATATGGTCAATAGCCTGAGATTGTTCTTCTGATACCCAAGCAATGAATTGTTTTTTTTCTGGTGGAGAAAAATATAATTGATGTAATAAAGCTGTTTTGGCTAATGTTGATTTAGCATGACCTCTAGGTAATATTATACAAACACGCTTATCTTCTCCTAAAAGTATTTCACTTAGCTCATATTGATAAGGCGCTGGAGTTGACTTCATAAAATCTTCTGGTAAGAACATTTGACCAAAAGTGACAATATCCCTTCTTGCCAACTCCAATGCTTTTTCCTTTTGAGATAGGTCGGGTGGAATTATGTTAAAATTTTGAGGCTTCTTCATACTCTTTTTCAATAACTCTATCCATCATAACTAGTGTTTTAGGTGAAAGCCAGTCTCCATCTGGTATTTCTGTAAACATACTAGAACTTTGCCATAGCAAAGGTCCAGCTACATATATCCAACATTTTTCTTTTTCTTTTGTATCATCGAGAATTATGTTTGCTGTTGTTCTAATGTATAAACCATCTTTAGTAGATTCATACATGTCATACATAGATAACTCTTCATCTGTTACTTCTAAAATCTCTACGACAGCACCTTTTCCTTTTTTATTTTTGATTAAAGCTGGAAAAGACTTTGTACCAGGGAATACAAGACTAAAACCTTCTACTCTTCCAGTTTCCTCAAATCCTCTTCTTAGAGTTCCGTAAACTGCTAATCTCATGAATGACCTACCTCTCTAGGTATACCTACATCTGTAATACCGAAAGATGTGTTGTATACTGTTAAACAATTAAAACATTTGACGTGAGTAGTGTCTCTTTTCTCCTTGCTATACAAGAATACTCCAGTTTTACTCAAACGGTAATAACATATGTGACAACGTTTATTTTTCGTTATCTTTTTTAACTTCCGCCAATTTCTTGTGTTGGGACCCTTGAATTGCATTTAGTTGCTCCTGTGTAAAACCTTGAAACAATGTTAAAGACTCTGTAGTCTTTTCTGTATCCATCATTCCAGATATTTTCATTAATGTTGTTATAGCTGTAATCTTATCTCTATCTGAAGAACCACCTTTGTCTATGATGTTTCTCATTTCTTCCAACAAGTAGTTTGGAGTAATCTCAGCTTCATTCAAGTATTTATCTATTTCTTCTCTAATCAAGTTTTTCACCCTATCGGTTTTTAACAACAGCTTTGCTTGAGATTTAGCATAATTTTCATTCTTACTAGGAAATGCTTTCATATATGCTTCAACTACATCATCTCCTTTTGCTACATACTTCCCAAACAAAAACTCTTTATCTGTTGCGTTTTTTCTATTTTTCTTTCTAACAGACGGAGATTCACCATCTGTAGAGAACGTATGCATGTTGGTTTTCATGTCGCCTTCCATTCTTACTCTGGGGCTGCAGACAAAAGAACCTATGATTGTTCTAATAAATGTAGTTTCTTTTTTTCTGTCGTGTTTTTTTAAAACACCAAGATGCAATACTTGACATACTTGACCATCGTCGGTTACAACCCAATTACCTTTGTTTGAGTGACGCCAATCTGTTACCAAAGACACACTTTCGTGATACTTTCGAAACTCGTTGACGTCATCATATAAGTAATGAGTAACACCCTTTACAATACGTTCTCTCATAATTTAACTATTTTTCCTCGTTATCGTCAACGTCTTTTTCAAGTTCGTCAATAACAAAGCGAATGTAGTTATTAGCAAGGAATCTTATTTCATTTGCTTGTCGGTCTATTTGCATTAATTGACCAGCAAGTTCATTAGCTCTAGAATATTGAGCTTTTGCTTCATCTGACAAATCAGACATCACAAACTCAATTTCCTTACCATCATTCATTATTACTAGCTTTTCTTCTTTTTTAGACATGGTTCCTCCTAATTATAATGGTCTTACCATTGGTGGTGCATATTCTTCTAATTTACGATGCAATCTTTCTAAGATGACAACATCTGCTACATTATGGTCGTAAACGTATTTCATTGCTTTTTCATCGCCCCATCTAGCTTTTTGCCACATTTCTGGTTTTACTCTGGTTTTACCAGCAATACCAAAAAACTCTGTAGCTGCCATTAATGAAGAACGATGTAGTTTTAATTTAGATTTTACTACATAATATAGGTCTTTGTGTGACTTTTGTTTGTACAAAGGAAAGAATGTTTTATGATGCAATGCACGTGTTCTGATAAAAGGAATATCAAAACGAGTACCGTAATATGTAAATATTACATCATATTTATTCATTTCTTCTACTAAAAGCTCTACAATGCGAGCATCTTGCTTTTCAGACATTAGCTCTTCTCTTGTAATTTTAGCTCCAGCAACATTCTTATCACCTCTACCTTTAATACACCAAGACAACATAACATCGATATTAGCACTAAATCCAGTAGATTCTATGTCTAGGTATCCGATAGTCATTTCATGTCCAGTTGTATATCTGGTAGGTTTTCTTAATCCTAAGGATTCTATTTTACGAGTTACTGCTTTATATGTTCTATTATATCCAGCAATACGTATTTCTTGATAGAGAACAAATGCAGACTTAGCAGTACGTTCATACTGGTCTAATATTCTGATTTCGTCTTCTGTCCATTTTACTCCAGGCATTATTTACCCCATTTGTTTTGTTTGACTATCATTGCCATTACTGCATAAACTGCAATATCTAGAAAAGCATCGTCTATTGGCTCATTCTTTGCTTTCATATCGTGATTGGTTGACAAGTTGATTAGTCTGTTTATCTTATCATTAAGCCTTACAATTATACCAAATAAGGCTGTATTGACTTCTTTTTCGTTTTTTAACGTGGTACCCATAGCAATATTGCCAGGACCGTAATCAAACTGTTTTTTACAAAATGTTAAGTACATTTCATTTAAAAGAGTCTGAAATTCTTTTTCTGTGGTAGGGTAGTTATCTTTTATATATGATACTACGTCTTCTACTGTACTAGTTTTCTGGTTCATCTGGAAAATCCTCCGCATCGTTCACATCTTCTAATTCTCGTATTAATTTTTCCCAATTAAGGTTTTGACGTATCTTTTCTAATTCGTCTAGTTCTTGCTGTAATCTCTGCACTAACGCAGTATTACCTTGCTCTTTTGCTTTTAAGATTGCTTTTTTGATGTCTTCCATAAATAGTCTCCTATTCCTAGTTGAAATAATCCGTTTGATATAGCGTCAATTAAGCCTTCTTTGTGTTCTAGTCCATAATTATAGAATATAGCGTGTAATACCTCATGTATCAACGTTTCTTCTTTTCTAGATTGATGTATATCAGTATTAATAAGTATGATATTGTCTTTTACCATATGTCTACCATACAATTCTTTACTTTCATCTTCATGTGTTAGTGGTAATTCTACTATCTTGTACAAATGACCACCAATAGTTAATTCCATTGCTTTTTTTTCTTGTTTCTTACTCATAATACTCCCGTTTTATTTTTTATAACATTGTAATGCGAATAACTAGGTAAGCTGTTTCCAACTATTTTATCTTTCTGTTTGCCACTTATCAATCGGGACTAAATACTCAGTTTTCTCATCAATTTTGTCTTCTATTTCTATTCGGATACCCTCTATCTCTAAGCTTTCTGTCTATAATCATCTATCCTCGATATACATATATTCTCCATATGTATTCCCTATAGCCTTTAGTTACTAACTATCATTGAGCGGTTATCTACATTACAATATTAATTAATTGTGTATGCAACTTAGGTAAAAATTGCTACACAAGTCAAATAAAAAAAGTAATTTAGTTAAAAAAAATCGCACGACGTCTCAATGTTCTAGTTTCTAATGCTCTAAACATCGCTACAAATAAAAAAAATATAAAAAAACCTTGACCCAAGGAAGCAAAACAGAGTAACTTTAACAGTCCGAAGGACGAAAAAAAACACTAATGCTCGTTGCTCTTGAATAACATAGAATATTAAATCTATTTCCTAAATAATACTCGGTGCTCTAGAGAGGGTCCAATCGAAAAATTTTTTCCAAAATTATTCTAGTCGTCGAATTTTGCCACCTCACCAGTTTTAACCCGAAATTTCAACCTTTGTTCAAAAAATCGCATTATTTTGTGTGTGGCTTTTGTTTCCATAAAGCCGGCCGGTCTTTTTCTAGATTGGAAATTGTAAATTTGGTTGAAAATTTGGTTTTTGGTTATATATGTTAAAAATTATAATTAGACCGACCAGTCGGTTTGTGCGTACTGTGCGCACTTATATATATTTTTTTAATTATTTTGTAAATAATCCTTGCATCTTTTGTTTATACTATGTAATATGTGATATGATATTTAATAACAAACCGAAAGGAAACACAATGACTAAGAAAGACTATGAGGCAATAGCCAACTGTTTTCACCCATTCACTGAAAAAGCGGATGGAATAAGAATGATTGGTTCGGCTACGGCTTTTGCAGCTATGTTAATACAATACTTTGAGGATGACAACCAAAGATTTGATAGAACCAAGTTCTTGAAATTTGCGGGCTTCAACCTTGAACAATGTGAAGACATCAGCGAAATGATAGATTGGAAAGATGAAGAGAGAGAGTAATAACAACAACGGCGGGGCTTCGGCCCCGTCACAACCGAAAGGAATATAAAATGGGTTTATTAGTAATGTATGCAGTGTTTATGACTGTTTGGGCACTTGGTATAACAATAGAATATACAAAGGCTACGAGTTATAAAGAAGGCTATGACGAAGGTTATACCGATTCAAAGGAAGTTGAAGAGCATTGCGGACACGGGCAATGTTGTCGATAAACAAAGATGCCCTGGGTGTAAAAACCTGGGGCTTTCTTTTTTTGGTATATATAAAAAAATAACCAGCTCTAGAGCTAGACTATCGTTCCTCAGTCTAGCTCTAACCCCCGACGATTCTAAGATTATAGGGGCTAGATTCCTAGCCCCTAGAGGCACCCCCGCCGACTAAAGCGGGGGCAATTGGATTATACTTCTACCGATTCTATCTTGATAGATAGTCTTGGATAACAATCAACTTCTTTTTTTTCTTTGTCAATTGTTTTCATTTTGGAATATACAAAGTCGTCTTTGTACTTGATGATTAACTCATTACCTTCGGCAACGTTTAACACGTCTTTGTTGTTTACGATTTCGACTAGGCGGTTCATATCTTTTTGTACCGCTTTGTCTTCTTGAGATGCTAAAACCTTCGACGCATTCTCAAGTATGCGCCCTTCGTTTGAAGATGCTTCAAGAACTTCAATTCCCATGGATTTGAGTTGTTCTTGGCTTAACCCTGTTTTAGCTAAGAGTTTTGCAAAAGCATCTGTTTTTAACTTGTTAGTCATACCCATAAATTGACGATAAATAACGAGAAAAACAAGGATTATTCGCATATTTATCAAGATTTTTTCTTGACCGACCGACGACCAAATTTTTTTGTAAAAAATCAGAGCTAGACTCTAACTCTAGAGCTAGACTAAGTCTAGTCTAGCTCAGTTCCCCCGACAAAATAGTCTATGCTAGACAATTCAGTTCTTGGTATTATCGCCAGAATTTCGTAGATTATGGTATGAAAGTATATCCGACGACGACCAAGCCAACGACGATTTCAGGCACAACGTCGGGAGAAAGGAAATAATATGAAAACAATAAAACAGACAATTAGTGAACCTTGTCCTTGTTGCAAACAACGTTGGACTAGAGAGGTTGACGTACCTGCACCAATAGACGGAATGACATTCTATGTCGTTATGGGCAGTAAAAGTAAAGTAGACTTGACAATAGAGTATCACGACGTAATAGATACTAGTCTTAATGGAGACACAGACGTAGTAACAGACTTGACATTCAATAATGCAATAGTCTTTATCTCTGTGTTCGCACAGCAACAACTAAAAGACAATACATATCTACGTGTCGAGTCCAATATTATGGACACTTATGAGATAAGTGACAGACGTATTACCCTGGACGCAACCAACATACAAGACGCATTAAAGACACTACGCAAAGCATATCGTCAAGCACGTAGAGTCTGGACGCCAGGCAGGTTATAGACGATAGTATGTTTATAGACGATAACAGATTTTTTATATTTTTTGTAAACAAGAAAGCTAGACTAATAGTGTCTAGGAAAGAAAAGAAAAATGATAGAAGACAAAATAAAAACGCATAGACGCAATTTGCAAATGATATCAGGTATTGATAGACAAATTAAAGAATTGCAGTCGGCGATTTTCAATTTCTATACAGAAAATGAAGTCGTACAAGATA